ACGCTATTGCTGACCATGAAAAATGATAAACTGTAGCGAATTTGAAACATAGTGGGCAGATAATTTGTTTACCATCTGCCCCAGCTCTAGTATGTTTGTCAACATACTTTGTATTGTGTGTAATCGTATACATTATTTTTTCTTACCAGTTCGCATGCCAATGCTAAAAATATCTTTAGCCGCACTATCAAGACAATCAGTAATCTCATGTACTGTAGCATCGAGTTGTTTGATGTGTTTAATCAATGTATCAATTTTGTGCTGTTGGTCTGTAATAACCATTTGTTGTTTTTGTATAACAGCTTGTACACTTCCATTTGGAAAACGTGTCATGTCATCTATAGCTATGTTGCCATTATCATCAAAAGATTCAGAACCCCAGCCATTTTTAATGTCAAATGCTCTGTCAAGTCTTTCGTCCATGTCACGTATATCGTCTGAATAAATACTAAGTTCTATCATTTAAATCTCCTAAAAGTTAAAGTGTGGGGAGGCGAACCTCCCCGGTTAAATTACTTGATGCCTAACCTTATCATTTCTTTCTGCTCCCATCTTGAAACCATCATGCTTAGTTCAGCTTCAGTTGGGTCAAGGTCATCTAGGTATAAATCAGCTTCAACAAAATTCCAGTTTACAACACCGGCTGAGTCAACGTTTTCAGCTCTAACTACTGACCTGTTAAATGCGTCCTGTAGTATGTGTCTACGAGCCTGACCTTTAAGCATACGCTCTTTAGAATCAAGCCTAGCAAGTTCAATGTCATCTAGTTGGTTGTTGATAATATCTAATGTGTTCATTCTAGCTCCTATGGGTTAAAAGTGCCACCGTTTATCTCGATGACAGAGTCATTATATCAGATTAGATACGTTCTGTCAAATTAAATAGAAAAATAAATACAAATAGTTTGCACTAAGTTTTTTCACAGGGTATGATTCGAGTCTTGGTTTAGTGTTTTTTGGGTAAGCTTACAACCCGGAAAGCACAAACCCCCTGAGGTGGTTGACGTCTCAGAGGGTTCATTAAACTGGTGTTTGCCCACCGTTCTGTAGAAGATTATACCATCTCACAACAACTTGGCAAGTATCAGGATACGAGAGGTGATATGTCTAGCCGATACATGCTTCACTCACACCTCTATAAATATTAAAGAGAATCAGCAATCGTATTCCATAGCTGTTGATTGATGATAGGTTACTATCGTAGAGTGCAGAAGGCTGAGTACCTATTACAAGGTAGCGATGACTCTAACCTGACTAGCTGTAATGGTGTTAGGCTCGGATGATACTGCGAAGGCTTTATACCGATGAGAATCTCTAGTTTAGTCTAGGCTACTCTAGGGATTTCTTTACTCAAAACTCCCAGCTCAGGCATTACCCGATAAGTTAAGAAGCTCTTTAAAAAGGGATTTATCCCTCTGCTTTGCCTAGGAGAGTCTCCGAAGGAGAAGTCAGTACAAGAAAAAAAAACAAGTACCATACAGTATCTTTATTGATATAATAGAATCTTTTTCAATATATAATTCTTATGAAGAAAGCAATCTATTACCATTCAATTCCAGCAGAAATCAAGAAATTAGGCATCACACAGAAAGAATGTGCAGAGTTACTTGGATGTTCTTTATCAGGTCTAACTCATCGTATTGCCGCAAACAAACAACAGCTACATTGGGCAATTTATGGAGTCTCAAATTATTTAGGCACAGTAGATAATTTGCAACGTGATGTCGAATGAAGAAGTTGCTGAGACAATTCATAATCTTATGGCATTGCTAACCAAGATTGAAGACAAGCAATTAAAATCAGACTTGGAAGACCAAATCATTTCTTTGTGTGACCAGCTTAAATTTACTATGATTATGGATAAGCTTAAAAATGAGAAATGATGAACATGAAGTACAAAAAGCTATATGTCAATATTTAGACATCAGGAAGATTTTTTATTTTGCTATACCTAATGGTGGTAAACGCAGTAAAAGTGAGGCAGGAAAATTTAGAGCTGAAGGTGTAAAAAGTGGCATACCTGATTTATGTTTATTGATGAATGGCATTGCTTTTTTTTTAGAGGTCAAACGTCCAAAGAATGGCAAAACACCTAAAGGTAGATTGACTGCTAACCAACAAATTATGATAGAAAAATTAGAAGACGCTGGTTCAGACACAGCAGTAGTATATTCAGTTGCTGATGTCATAGGACAACTTATTGACTGGGGATTTAATGAAACAAAATAGAATCACTAAGTCAGCTCGCAATGAAGCATGCACCCTAAAATTAGACCGGTGCTTAGGCAAGGGAGAGACCACAGTCTTTGCCCACAAAAATACAGATGGAGTTGGCATTAAAGCAACTGATGAATTAGGTAGAGATATAGGTTTTTATTCATGTTTCAATTGTCACACCAGTTATGACCAAGGTCATGAGTATTACAGCAAAGAATTTATGGATGAGGTTGTAGAGTTTGCAATACGTGCGACTGATAAAAAACTGAAAGAAAAAGGTTTAAAGTGAATACCTTTGAAGAAGACTTAGAAGATGGACACAATGCAGAACAAGATGTCTTAAAATTATTACAGACCCAATATCCTAGTGCAGTTATTATTCCGGGTTACTGTAAAGAAATGGATATATACGTACCTGAAAAACACAAACGTTATGAAGTTAAAAAAGATTTTAAGAGTAAGTACACAGGAAATTTAGTAGTAGAGATTGGAATGTATGGTAAGCCTTCAGCGTTGATGACCAGTAAAGCTGACACATGGGTTTTTGTTACACCAAATCAATATGGATTTATAGAGAGAGAAAGAGTTAAAGATTGCATCATAGAAAATAACTTAGAATACAAAACGTTTGTTGGTAATGGTGATACAGTATCTAAGAATGCTTATCTAATCAAACAAGAATTGCTTTTTAAATATGCTTATAAAATTGTAAACTATGAGTAATAAACTACAAAGAATTTTAAAGAGAGACAAACCTAAAGCTGATATATTAGAGAACATGACTCGCACTTGGTTTAAAAATTCTGATGCACCTGAAGCTATTGTAACTATTAAACCTAATACCGCATCACGCTCAGTTAAACAAAACGCATTCTATTGGCGCATAGTTTCTATCATTGCTGATGACACAGGAAACTCACCTGATGCACTCCATACATATTTTAGCAGTCAATTTTTAGAGCCTTTAATTGAAGAAGTTAACAACAAACCAGTAGTAGTGATAAAATCGACTACAAAGTTAACTGTAAATGAAATGTCAAAGCACTTGTTAAAGGTTGTAGATTTCGCAGATGACTTAGGAATACGACTTGACTTGCCGGATGATTGGAGAGGTCTAGTAACTGCGGAGGTAGAGAGTGGAGACACAGGAGCTTAAAGAATTTCATATAAGAGAGACTGATACATTGCCATACTTGTACATTGCTTTACTAGAGTATTGTTCTGAGCTTACAGGTGAAACGATAAAAGATATAGATACACAAATGGCTTGGACTATACTTGGAGATAATTTTCCTACAGGAGAAAAACTAAATGGCTAAGATTGGATTGTATGATAACATTCACGCTAAACGTAAAAGAATCAAAGCTGGTAGTGGTGAGACAATGAAACGTAAAGGTGCTAAGGGTAGACCAACTGCCATGAACTTTAGACAAGCCGCTAAGACTGCAAAGAACCGAGGTATTAGATAATGGGTGCGCCAGTTAGAAAAGGAGACAATCCAAGGAGAGCGGCTTTCTTACAACGCATGGGAAAGATGAAAGGAGCTGAATATAAAGATGGTGAAGCAACTCCATTGCTTAAAAGTCTTAGAGCATGGGGAGCTTCAAGTAAAGCTGATGCAGTTGCTAAAGGTAAAGCAATTAGTAAAAGAAATGCGGCTAAAAAAACTAGGACAGCATAATGGCTAGACCCACAATATATACTGAGAAGCTTGAAGATAAAATGCTAGAAGAGATAGCCTCAGGTCGAAGTGTCATCAGTTTATGTAGAGAGGAAGACTGGACACCGAATGCAGATACTTGGTATCGCTGGATGTATAAGATAGATGGATTATCCGATAGATACACGCGCGCGAAGTCAATCAGCTCAGAGTTTCATGCTGACCAAATTTTAGCTATTGCAGATGAAGCAGACAATCAAACATTTCAGGTTGCACGCTTACAGATAGATGCAAGAAAGTGGGTAGCTAGTAAGCTCGTGCCTAACAAGTATGGAGAGAAGACACAGATAGACCATACAAGCTCTGATGAGACCATGAAGCCAACGACTATTCAATTAGTTTCAAAGGCAGACTGATGGCTGGTCTATTAGATGAAATTAAAGATGGAATAAGTGAAGGCTTAGGTAATCTGTGGGATGGTGTCAGCGATTTTGCTGGTGGTTTGTTAGAGGTTAGTCCTGAACGCCAAGCTGAAGTAGACAAATACTATGCAGATTTAGACGCTTTAAGACGCACATTACCGCAACACGCTTGGAGATTTAAAGAACCATCTACTGACCCAAACAAAGCAAAGCGATTTATTAAAAGAATACCTACTGGTCTTGCTGGTGCGATGGATGAAGCACGAACAATATTCTCAACACCTCAACACGTGGCAAAAGGTGCAATTGATTTAGGAACTGGTGGTCTGCTTAATTTAGTAGGAGCTGAGACAATTGGAGAGGAACAACGTGCAGTAGCTGATGCATTTGGTGGTGTGGTTAAAGCTACGTTTGAAGATTGGGATAGCTTTAGCAATGCTGTAGCAAATAACCCTGTAGAAGTATTATCTATCATGGCTGGTGGTGGTATGACTACAGCTAAGTTAGCTTCTTTAGCAAACAATACAGCGCTCAAACCAGCTATCAGAAACACACTATATACTTTGTTAGGTGATGACCCAGTTGACTCAATAATGACTGGTGTATTTAAGTCTAATCTAAACCCTAACCTATCAAATTTAGGTCAAAGCAAATTACCCATTACTGTTTTCCAAGGTAACGAAAAGGGTGCAATCTTTACAAAGATGGACATGAACAAGATTGGTACTAACTCAGGCACTAAACGTCAGGGTCATGGTCTATATGTATCAGAGAACAAAGACACCGGTAAAAACTTTGCTAGATATGATTTTGATATGATGAGAGAAGCAAAACTATTATCTGAGATTGAGACTAACACGCCACTTGAAACTAGAATATGGGATGACTTAGCAACAGGTGTTTATCCGGACACAATTCGTAAAGAATTAATGAAGGATGTTACTATCAAGAAAGACTCAGCACAAATGGCAGAAGCAAATAAAATCTTGAGAGAAGTTGAAGAGAGATTTGATACTGCTATGAGCCAACTGTATGAAATAGATTTAAGTGATGAAGCTGTATCTCGAATGATACGCAGAGAATTACCATTGACAGGTCAACCGAATAATGTCCAAGCATTGATGCGCCAAAACGGTATGAAAGATACGGATACAGGTGCAGATTTTTATGAAGCATTAACAGAAGAGTTTGCAGATAAAGTAGGTGGGTTTGGTGCTGAAAAAGCGGCTTCTGCTTATTTATACGAAAACGGTATACCGGGGTCAAAATTTGTAGATGTTGATGGTAATAACAGAGCTATGTCTGAAGGAAAAGCCGACCCTAAAGCAAACAATTACGTCTTGTATTCTACTGACACCTCAAAGATATTAAAAAGACAAGACATTCCTATTACTGAAAACACAGGTGACAGAATAGGTATTACATCAACTATTGGTCAAGAAATAGACACAAGATTTGCTACTAGAAAGTCAGATAAAGACAGACTTCAGAAAGGTGTTATGGATGTACAAACTGAATTAGAAGGCACTAACAATATAATTGTTGGTGAGCAAAGTATTGTAAATTCAGAAGGCTATCCTTTTGTAGGCACTATGTCGGATGGTTCTGCTGGTAGTGGAATAATTACAAGTGTCAATGGCTCTAGTGTTGTAGTTGATGGTAAAGGAGTCAGAAGAACTGGTGGTCAAGAACATATGCTGATACCTGAAAATGTAGACCGAGGTATCTTGTGGGCGTCTGCTAAAGATGCTGTAGGTAAAATAGCTAAATCAGCTAATCAAGCAAGACAGTTATATAAGAAAGACCCATTGCTATTACCATTTAGTATGTCACCAACAGGTTCAGACTTTAGTAATCCCATTACCCAAACAATGCTTAACTCTGCAATCAATGGCTTAGACGCTAAACAGATTGCTATATTAGATGACCTTATACGAACTACATCAAAAGAAAGTGTTAAGAATTCTAAGGGTGAATTTTATATACGCTCTATTAATAAAAAGTGGCGTGGTACTAATTCAAAGAATCCATTAGAAGGCACAACAGGTTCTGAAAGAAAAGAGATAGCTCGTATCATTGATGTAAACTTTAGAACAAGTAGAGGTACTAGAGGAAGTGTTGACTATGACATAGGTGGTAAATTAGTCAAAGGTCAAAACAATGGTGTAGTGTCATATCCTACAGCACGATTAGCAAACGCTGACGAAAAACAATTAAACAAGAAAGAAGGCACACTACAAAATGTTGGGTTACTTAACATGCAAGAATTGATAGGTAAAGAAAAACCAATAACAGAAGCCTATGACACAGTTATTAAAGGTCAGCCAGTTTCTATGTTGCCTGAGAAAGAACGCAACATTAGTATTCTAGATTTGTTTGACAATACAAAAGCAGATGGTTCGCCAATGACAGCAGACAACATGACAGATAGTGACTTTAGAAAATTAACTATGCAGAATCCACCTATTGGTTTAATCACACATGACATATTAATGAACCTAAGCAAAAAGGGATTGTTAGATTAATTGATTACAAAGAAAAGAAATGATATACTTACGCTTAATTAAACAGGAGACACAGCATGGCGCATGTTAGCGGACATAATCCAAATAGAACCTCGTTTGAGCAAATCCTTGCAGAGTTAACAGAAAAATATAGAGGCTTAACTGGCGGCGTAATGGATGGTAACAGAGGCATAGATACTCCAGCAGAACGAGAGTTTTTACAAAACGCAATGAATTCCGATGGTTTTGATACTGACGCTGGTTTGATGGATGCATTAAATAACTATAAAAATACAAACAGTTATACGTTTGATGTAGATGGTAATACAGAAGGTTATACATTTACTGGTGATGGTTTAAGTGATGATGCAATTCAAAGAATGCGAGACATGCAAGGTATTACTGCTTACGGACAAGAAGACCCATTAAACACAATAGGTAATCTAGGAATCGGAGCTAGAGGTTTAGACACACCGGCTGAAAGAGAGTTTTTAGCTAATACAATGAACAGAGACCCAGTTTTAATGCCCGGTAGAACACCAACAATACCTGATGTAGTACCGGCTGGTATGCACCGAATGCCTGATGGCTCACTAATGAATGATTCTGACATGAATTATGCTGGAACTGGAGAGATGAGTCCTAACCCAACTGTTGTAGACCGCAACGCATTTAACAGACAATTTGCGGCGCTAACCAACGAAGAAAAATCTAGAGTTGAAATGATGATGTCGCAAATGAATGACCAACAAAAGGCAGACTTTGCGGCTGGTCTTACTGGAGCGCCATTAAATGGTTACGCTGTTCAGGATGAAAGATATGATTACATGAGACGAGGAGGTCGCTTCTAATGTCTTTATCTAATTACACAGGACTAAAAGCTTCTATAGCTGACTTCCTAAACAGAGATGACCTTACAGCAGTAATACCTGATTTCATTACATTGGCTGAGGCACAAATAAACAGAGACATTAGACACTTTAAGATGGAAGCAAGGTCTAGTGGTCAACAGTCAGCAAACGATGAGTATATGCAAACTCCTGCTGATTGGATAGAAACAATAAGATTACATCTCACAGGCACAGGAACTACAGTTGTTAATTTAGTTTCTAGAGATGCTATGGCTGACAAACGTCAAGCTCAGAGTGATGCCACAGGAACACCAATAATGTACACACACGCAGATGGACAATTTCAATTGTACCCAACTCCGGGAAACGACACAGATTTTGAGTTGCTTTACTATCAGAAAGTACCATCCCTTAGTAGTAACTCAGATAATTGGCTTTTGCTAGAAGCACCTGATGTATACCTCTACGGAGCGTTACTACACTCAGCACCGTATTTAGCAGAAGACCAAAGGGTAGCAGTTTGGGCGCAGATGTATTCTGCCGCAGTTGCTAGATTAAATGAATATTCTGACAATGCACGTTTTAGTGGGTCAGG